CCTCTAATTAATAACTGTAAAGCTTCATTTGATGAACCACCTGTACTGTAAACGTCAACAATATCCACTTGCCCCTGTATTTGTTCATCGTAAGTATTAGTCGCACTACCTTGAACAGTTAAGTCTCCAGATATGGTTACATCACCAGAGATTGTACCTCCGGCTAGGGACATATTTAATCTATTGTTTGTAGTATCTAAAACACTGTTTAGTGCTTCTTGTGAGGTTACTGAGTTTGCCGTAACGGCGTTTCCTGAAGAGTCTAGAAGTACTTTGTTTAGAACTTCCTTAGCGGTGAATTTATTTGGGTTTGCCATAATCTATCCTATATTCCTCCACCACCGCTTAAAGCATTCATATAGTTAAATTATATGTTCTGTAACTTACCTTACATTAAAACAAATAATCAATCAATTATATTAAGTAAAACTTGCTGGTACTACTGCTCTAGTTCCTCCAGTTTTACTTCTTTTCTTTGTGCCATACTTTTTGATAGCCATATCAAATTTTCTTTCATGTTGCATCATCAAAGACATATACCCCTGCATCATGCCAGCATCAGGCGTTGAACCCGCCTTGTCCATATACAAACATTTTTTCACATAATCTACTATTGCTGAATGATATAAGTTATCCACATCTGGAAAGTCTGTAAGTGCATCTACTTTTTTAGGGTTTCCATAATAATGTATTAACATACCATTTGAGACTGCATGATCAAAAGCCTGATATGCTTTTCTATCCGTTCTGGACTCACCAGAAGAAGAGTATGTGGTGATCAAACCTAAATGATCCCCTCTTATAAAATACAATACTTTATCTTCAGGATACTTTATATTACTTGCCATTATTCAGGCTCCTTTATTGCAGACTCTGATGTAATATCAAACATTAAAGGTTCTCCATCTAACACCCTAGGAATTTGAATATAATCACCATCATTATCCATGACATCTACTCTATACACTTTATTGATTCCCATTTCTTCCGTAGAGGAATCGGTAGAACCATCTCCAATACTGTAAAACATTTGATTTGCAACTATATTTACTTTTGCTGTCATCGCTTTTTGTGAATACTGACCAATCTCATTAATAGCATCATTAATCAAAGACATGATATAAGCCTCTGGTGCATTGGGAAAAACTTGTCTAACCCTGCTTATAATTTGCTTTACTGATAGTCTATGTATTGGATGTGACATTATCTAAGAGCCTGTATTCCTTTATCGTAGTCTGCCTGTAATTTAGCCTGTTGTTTCTCATATTTACTATACTCACTTGTATCTACGGCCAATCTTGTTTGAACTTCGTTTGCGTATCCACCCGCTATAGCTATTTTTGATTGTACCTCTGTTGCGTATCCTTGAGCCGCATTAATATAAGATTGAACTGATTGTAGATATGTATTAGCAGTTCTTATATACCCCTGTGCAATTTGACCGTAAGTTCCTGCAACTCTAGAATATCCAGCTCCATTTGCAATAAATCCCTGTGCAACAGATATTTGTGCCTGAACCTGATTAACCCTAGATGAAACTTCAGAACCATAAGCATTAACTTCTTCTACCCCAGCTCTTGCCTCCGCTAAATATGCATTACCTGCCGCTATTCTAGCCTGAGACTCTTCTCTTTTTGCTTGAGCTTGTTGTAACCTAACCCTTGCCTCATTTGAATAACCTTCTGCAACAGAGAGACCTGATTGTATTTGCTGACCGTAACCTCGTACAGTGCTTAGATAACCATTTGCTGATTCAAGATAAGCCCTAACTGATTGAGACTTAGCACCTGTAAAAGCCACTCTACCGTTTACCTCACTAGAAAAAGCATTAACTTCTTTTGTTAAGGTATCAGACAACGTATTCCATTCTTCTATGTAAGACCTTGCTATTCTCAAGTCTGCATCAATAGCATTTATCGTAGCTTGAACTTGTTGAATTCTACCACTAGCAAGTTCAGTGTCTTCATTTGTGAGCTCTGAATCAACGTCTGATAAATTAGCGGCTAAATCATAATTAGCATTTGGAAAATCTCCATTTATATAGGTAATAGCTCTATCAACGTGAGTTTTTACAGATGTTAATCCAGTTCCAGTTGTATAAACACTTTCATCTCCCAATAAAGAGGGGTCTGTATTATCTTCTCTAAATTTGTCAGCCGCTATGTTTATGGCATCTAATGCAGTTTTAATATCAGAACTGGTACTATCTGTATCGCCAGCAATTTCATCTGCTTCGTCAAGAGCCTTATCAACAGAAGAGTTTATCAATGAAACTTCTGTAGCCATAAGAGCAACCTTACTTAAAACAGAATCTATTGTTGAATTTACCCCTGCTAAAGCAGTATTTACATCTGCCTCTGAATCAGTTTCACCTAAATCTAATAATGCATCTGACTTATCAAACTCTGTATTTGCTAACTGCACAGCCGTATTAATCCTGCCTGCCGCTGTGCTCATAGCACCAGTTGCAGTATCTATAGCACTATCTACCAATATAATAGCCTCTGTTAATTGTGTAGTTGCCTTATCTAATTCTGCATTATCCAAATCTGCTTCAGCAGACATTTTATCAACCTCAGTATTAGCCAAACCTATCTCTGTTAAGGCAGATGTTATATTAGAAACAGAGCTATCAACTTGGGTATTAATTAAATCACAAACAGCTTGAGTTTCATCTAACTCTGTATTCATTGCTGTTAGTGCAGTGGTTATATCTGCGTTGCTTGACTTACTCGCTAATAAATTTTGTAGTGATTTAATAGCACCGTAAAGAACTACAAGATATTCAGCCTCATCTGGAAAGCTAGATATACTAGAATCCCCAAACGCCACGGTTGGAAAAGATACATGCTCTACATACGCATTGTTAGATGCAGTTGGCGTTGGGTATACTGTTAAAATGTTTTGATATAAATAATAAGCAGGATCACTAGTGGTAGCATATTCCATGTCTGAAGAGTCTTGTATTCGACCCTGCTTAGAAGTCGGAACCAATCTACATGGCTGATTAATCGTTCCGTCAAATCTTAACACAGATATCACAGGGCCTTTTTGATCCATATTTGTAAGGGTAGTAGTTGAATTATTCAAAGTTGATCTTTCTGTACACTCAGACAACATTCTAGCTGGCATCAGATTTATTACCTCTTTAGCACCGTCTGTTAAAAACTGACTTAATTCTGCTTGAGTTGGTGCACTACTACCATCTATACTTAAACTTGTTAATGCTTCTACTTGTGCTTCAAATGTTGCCATGTTATGCTCTTCTTACCTTACCTGCTATCTTTTTTGAGTACTTGGCCCTTGGCTTTCCTTTTGCAGATGCGGCTCTCTTCCTTCTGTTTGTAGCCGCTTTTTCAGAGGCACTAAGACTTTTCCTAACTGATTCAGGTAAATAACGTCCACGCTTTGCTTTTGGTTTTTTCTTATCTGCTTTAACGACATAATCCCACTTTTGTTTTGACCACTTTGATAATTTATTCTTAGATGACTTTTTACCAGAATATGTCCCACCCATATCCTTATAGTACTTTACAGCAAGTTGCATAGCCCTAGCGGAGTGCTTACCACCCATTTTTCTTTTAGCTTTAGCCTTTGCTCTTGCCCACTTGGCGGGATCTCTTTTTTTTGCTGTCGCCACTATTTCTTTTTCTTTTTGGCGTGTGTCATTTGAACTTTAAAACTGGCAGTTAAACTTGCACCTTTGTGTGGCTTGTATCCACCCCTAGGGTTCTTCATTAATTTATAACCGGCACCAGCTTTCATCCAATGATAACCAGTAGGTGCTTTTACCTTTTTATTCATTACCATTTCACCTTATGACTCCAATACCTTGCTGATAGTTTGCTAGGCTTAGAGTCTTGTGCATTATGCCTTGCATAATACGATTTACGTCTTGCTTTATCTTTTTTACTCTTTGGATTCTTGCCAGCACCTCTTACTCCCTGCTGTCCAAATCTAATTAATTTTGTTGTACTCCCAACTTTGGCAACCACCACATGTGATTTCTTTGGGTGGTTTGGAGTACGTTTTGGTTTATTATATCCACTTACTCCAGCCCGTACAAGCTTTGGATCTCTCTTCTTTTTAGCTGGCATAACCTAAATTTTTCCTCATGCTTTTTACATTCTCACTCATACTTTGAGTAGAAAACTCAACGTCTGTTCTTTTTCCTAAGTCAGAAGTCATCCACATATTTGTAGTAAACTTACTTTCAGATGCTTGTTTACCGCAAGACTTGCAGTAAAACCAGCCTTCTTTATTTTGCTTATTACAATGTATACATTTTTTCATAATCAATCCTTTTATAGTTTCGGGGAGGAACCTTTATCGAACCTCCCCACAGTACTATAAACTGTTATCCTTATGTATTCGGATTAAGATATGGTTATATGAGCGACATCGTGAGCCTGTGCTTTGGCATAGTAATAAGTACCATCGCAAATTAACTCAACCTGATCTCCTAACTGTGCACCACTGATGAAAACAATTTCATCAACAGCAGACTCAGCACTGCTACCAGCACTACCGTCAGCACCAACTGTTGTTCCAACAATGGTGTCTTCAGATGTATTGTTAGCAATGGTAACTGCATTAGCCGCAACTTCAGATAGGATGAACTTAGCGTTCCATCCAGCACCGGCTGTTGCCGCCAATGGTAGGGTAATCTCATAAGCAGAGTCTTGCTGAATCATAAAAACCTTACCAGAATCTAAAGCAGTTAAGGTTTTAGCCGCATTAACAGTCTCTACTTTTAGTTTAAGATCAGCTTTACCGCTATTATTATTTAGATAATCAGCTCTCATCTTACACCCCTTCTAGGTTGAACAGTGCGTGTGACTCAGGAAGAGTAATCTCTAAACCAGCTTCGGTTAAGATCATATCTTTCCTTAAATCCTCATCAGCCGCCTGTACGTTAGTCATAACCTGAGTGTCACGATTGATACCGTTACCGATTAACGGACGATAAGCAAGTTGTGTCATATCAGCCATGAGCATAAACCCAGATGCGATTCCTCTAAACAATGGCTCTTTGACGAGGTTTAACTTTCCATGAATGGTATCAATTACCATAACGGAATGTCCAAAAGCACCTTCTCTTGAGTCCATGTTTAGTCTGAATGGGCCATTGGAATGACCAATAGATGCATCAAGAAACGCACCGTCACCTAACTTGTTAAAGAATGTAATGACTGGTAAACTACATAGTACTAGCTTTTCTGCCATTCCACCTCTAGCTGGATCAAATATCACTTCAAGATCACTAAGTAATCTATCGTATGTTAATTCAGCTTGTGCAACACTACGATGATATGCACTTCCAGAAGAATAGGAAAGTGCAGAATCGTCCACAACTGGTGACACATTCTTTACGATGTGACCGACTAGACCTTCTGTGTACTGGATACCACCTACACGAGCTCTTTGACCGAAGAGCATAGCTCTTTCAATGTCAATTTTGTGCTCACGCAGTTTGGTAGCCCAGATACGATTCCACTCTTCAGCATACCCACGATAGCGAGTTGCATAAGCAGTGTTGGTCATTTCTGCCGCTGTTTTAAAAATCTGGGTGTACCCAAAGTCATCTTCTAATTCAGAAGAGAATACATCTGGGGAACCAGAACCTTCTTCATAGGAAGAACCTATGATTTGAGCTACGTCATTATCAGCTAAAACATTGCTTCCGCTGACAGCAGATACATCAATTATTTTACCAGTAAATGATGAATCAGAACTTGCATGACTTACTCCTGACTCTACTCTAACTAATGCCTGACCGTATCCAGCAGTTGAATCAACTGTACCGACAGCCAAAACCATTCCTTTTACTAGGTAGTCAACAGTAGCACCGCCAGCAGTATCAACAGTAAATGAATACGAAGAACCTGCGGAAACAGCGGAACCACCATTTACAGCACCTTTAAGAAGTAAAGAACGATCTGTAAAACTAATTCGGTTACGGTTTTCCAAATAACGGAACACGGGATCATCGGTAGGTGCTTTAGCAACCTGATTTAGATAGACGAAAAATGGAGACTCCTCAGGAGCCAACTCGGCAACTCTGTCGCCGAAATTAAATATTCGTCTTCTATCCGGTCTTTGACCTACACTAGCATCAGAGGTAGTAGCAGTAATATCACTGGATTTTAATACTCCAGAATTGTATGATATTGCCATTTTGTTACCTTTGTGTTATGTGGTTATTATTAATCACGGTAATCTTCCAGAACTCCCAGTTGCCATGATTGAATCAAACATATTGTCTGTATCCGTCTTTCTAGGCATTGGTGGCTCTCCTTGGAGAACTCCTGCTGTGCGAGGAGCCTGCTGTGCCGCAGTTACCGCTTCCATTGTATCATTATTAGCAACGGATTTACCGCTCTGCATCTGCCAAAGCTTGACTAGATTATTCAAACCTACTCTCTCTTTAGGCTGTGTCGTAAACTGTAAAAACTCTTGAATGTCACCATCGGACATTTTATAAGTTCCCCTCAGTTCATTCACAGTGTTTTGCATTTGCATTTCAGCTTGTATCTGTTGCTGTTGTTGGGATAACGCAGATTGCAATCTCTGTTGTACCATATTTTCTATCTTGCTATTAACATACCGTCCTGACTCAGAGTTTTCATCTGTAAACGCATCCCAAGGATTGAAATCATCCTTGCCTACTGTTTGCTCTGGTTGCTGTTGTGTTCTGTTTCCGGCTATACCATCCTCAAGAACCTGAACTAAATCAGGTCTCTGTTCTAGTAGCTGTAGTATCTGAGCACCTTGTTGCAATCTGGCATTTTCGGCCTGTGACCGATCATACATAGACTGAAACTTCTTAGCCTCAGCTTGATAATCTACAGCAGGAACTTCTTCCTGTACTGGTTCTTGTTCTTCAGCGACAAGCTGTGGGCCTGCCTGCTGATTGATGATATCCTCTTCAAAAGTACTATTAGCACCGGGCTGTTCGGCGGGGATATTCATTTCCTGTTGTTCTAGTGTTGACATAGTTTCTCCTTAGATGTCTTTAGGCTTCTGGAGCAGAACTGACTTTTCTCTGTACATCTTTGAGATTGTTAGCCAATTTCTCCACCTCAAGCTTCACCTCGTTTTCTAGTTTTCCACGTTGTACCCTTCTATCAGCCTTAGACTCGGAATTGATTTCGCTCAAACGTGATTTGAACTTCTCAACTTCGACTCTCTTTCTATCGCTGACAGATTCTCTTTGGGCTGTCTGCAAGTCACCTTGCAAATTCTTTATCTGAGCTTCCATTGCCTGTATCTGCTGTTGCATCAACTGCTTTTCTTCCGTCCTTCTCATAATACCTTCCTTGTCAAATAACTCAGGATTCTTCTTCAATACTTCATAACGGTCTACAATGCCCATCTGGAACGCTTCTAGATATACAGCTAGTTCTGCATACTTGCTGGACGGCATTGTTGAACCCGGTTCAATTCTTACATCGTGCTGGTCTAGCATGTGCCTTTCTTTCTTCAGGTCTAAGATTGCCTGAGATACATCTGTATAGAAGTTTGCCATAACCTCTGTGATGTTGTTATTTGGCTGTGCCAGTCTAAAAATCTTTTTGTAGGTATAGTGACCTTTGGATAGGTTATACAAAACCTTACCCAATTTGTTAATACTGAACTCTATGTCTCGGAGTTTTGACTTTGGTCTTTCGCTACCCAGTGCTATCATTCTTTCTGTAGCCCTCATGGTCTCTGGAGCTTTTTCTGCAAATCCATGCATCATTTCTGGTAGACCAAAGATAAAATCTATGTAAAACTCTGACTGCTGTATCAGTCTATAAAACTCACCAGCAAGCGGTTGAGGAGCAGGGTAGTGCGGTTCGCCTTGGGATGAATCCACTTCAATGACTGCGTTCGGGTTAGCCCAGTCTTTTTCAAGTTGATCTATGTCGTCCACACTACCCAAAGGTACTAAAAGCTTTAATCCTGCTGATGCCTGTGCATGAGACAGTGCCAAAGACCACAACTTGTTTAGAAGCCTTTGCATTGGTCTGGCCCTAGACACATCAGACTTTGGATATGGAGTACCAGTCCAAATGTTGGGAAGTGGTATGATCGGATACTCATCCGTATTTAAAATCTGTTCATACAAGACAACTTCTCCCATTGATGCACATACCTTTACCCTAGTCTGTAACACCTCTATAGCTGTAAATGCACCAATGTCAAATGCTTCTGTGTTTTCCTGATAGAACTTGGCGTACTCTTCTTGAGACAGAATGTCTTCATCCTGTGTCTGCATGTCAATGACCCTGTAGTAAGGAACTTTGACTTTATAAAATCTTTCTAGTACCTGATACTTTTTTACTTGATAGTAGTCTTTATCTTTTACATCCGCTGGTGTAAACACCACCATTGAGTTTTTATTTTGTGATGCTGGGTAATCTTCTTCATCGTAAGTAAACCCAGATATGTCGTTTATAAGTCCGGGTATCACCTCTCCAGTAAGCGGGTCTTGTTTATCTGCTAATTCAGGGTAGAGGTTGACGGCTTGTTCTCCCGTTAGGATGGTGGAAAGGATAATGCCATCCGAATCGCCAAACCAACGATCTCTAGAGCTGGGAGATGCGTACACTCTAAACGGGTCAACATAAGTGAACTTAACGTCACCTCTACCGAAATCTGATTCTGAGTCAATGTAGGCATACAGATACCCCATGCCGGTAGTAGCATAATCCTGTATTGCCTGTTTCATCTGCCAGTCACCATCTGAGTTTTGCCACACATAACCCATAACTGTTCTCCATAATGTAGCAACCTGCACATCGGAATCTTCTCTAGGAGTTATCGTAAATGCTGGTGGTCTGGATGTTAATACTGCTTTAAATTTTTCAATAGCGGCAGAAATCCTATCCATTGGTATGTCTGCCTGATTTCTCTGAGATAACTCATCAGATTCATCTTGACTGAAATGATTTCCAAGATAAAAGTCAATATCCTTACGGGCCTCTGTGTCCCAGTCAGATCTTGAATCACGCCATTGGCGATATAGCTCTTCGTTATAGGAAGCTCTAGGGTCTTTATCCATTATCTAAGAGCTCTCATTGGTTCGTCTCCCATGCCTTGCCTTACTGAACCCATACCTCTTTGCATTGTTTGCATTTTTAAAAACTCTAATAAGTCTCTAATCCTTGTACTTTCCATTTCTTGATTGGGAGGCATCATAGATCCTTCAAAATTTAATGTGTCTCCACCCTCATTTAACAAGGATTGCAATCTCAACAACTGTAATGACTTTCTAGCACTATCCACAGTGTTCATGTTAATGCTGTCTTGTAAAGCCATAGCTTGGTCACGAGCCACTCCAACGCTACCACCCATCTGTGGATTAGCCATTCTCATATCAATGCTATCACTTAATTGCTGATTCATTGCCTGTCCCATCATTTCTGGTGGTAGAGTCGGGCCTATCATTCCACCTTCCTGATAGCCTTTCTTCTTTTTATTCGCCATGCCACCATACATCATGCCCATTAAAGATTCCTGCACCTCTCCACCTTCTTGCATATAACCCATCTTGTTTCTAACTGCCTCTGGCAGTTTACCTAAACCGGGATTGTCTTGAGGTACTGGTTTTAAATTCTTTTTTACTTTACCACCATGCCCATATTGATCCATGACCATACCACCACCAGCATAAGCATCTACCATGCCTCCGGTTCCCATTGGCTTTGGCCCAGCTTGAACCATACCACCGCCATACATTCCTTTCATGTTTGACATTGTAGCCTTTTCTATAAGACTATCTATGTTTGAGTGACCGCCTTTTTCCGGCATATTGTTTATCATATTTAGCATGGGTGCTCCTATCATGTCTACTGCCTCTTTACGGATCACAAACTCTCCGGGAGTTAGTATTGCTTTTACTGTATCTGTAGTTCCGGGCATTATTCTTTTATCTCAAAGTGTGGAAAATCATCAAATCTGTTGTCTTTTACTTCCCATCTCCCTTTCTCTTCATACATATCCCAATTACCGCCCCATCTTATTTTAATCCCCATGCTACGAGCAATGCCAATAACGAACCCGGCAAAGAGGGTCTGCCTCTCCCTGTCCTCCCAATCCACAGGATAAGGGGTAACGTCAACGGCTTTAGAAGGGTTAGAATTATGCCGGCCATTAGGATACTTGACCTTAGTACGCTTTTCATCATATAGTTTATTTTGCCTTTCCTTATTTCTATATCCTTCCAAAATAGAGCAATCCACATGTTTGATCACTTCATTAAACACGTCCTGCAACCGCTTATCGCATGTTGCTAGTCTTTCT